TAGTAATGGGTATAGTTTGATCCATGAACTTATATGGAGACAGAAGATATATTATAGAGATATGCCTGAGTTACTTAGACCAACTACCATATATGCACCTAAGATTAATCAATTGATGGATGAGATACCTATCTTAGGTATGGCACATATTACAGGTGGTGGTATTCCAGAGAATATTCCTAGATGTTTACCAGAAGGATTGGAAGCACATATTGATTATAGTTCTTGGGAAAGACCTCAAATGTTTAAAACTGTTCAAGAAGCAGGTGAAATAGAAGAGCAAGAAATGAGAAGAGTATTCAATTGTGGTATTGGATTTTGTATTGTGGTACCTCCTGACGTTGATGTTTCAGATGGAATTGTAATTGGAGAAGTCCATTGAGCGAAGTTGTCTGGTCGATAAATATTATGTTAGCAATCTTGCTCATTATGGTAGGATATGTGATATACTGGATATTTAAGTACGATGATTGGAATCCTAATCCCATTATTACTGATGACCACACCAGTGAAAGCGGAAGCTGATCCACAGGTCAATGCCATCTATGGACCAGAATTAGAAAGATCTAATTCTATTTTGGACTGGAAACCAGAGGATATGCATAAATTATTTGATGCATTAAGAGAACATCATCGTGCAAAGAATAGATCGTCTGTTGATGATATGCTAAATAAAGCTTTACTGGAGTATCAAGATGGGAGCGATGGTTCCACCGAGCAGGAAGAGCTGCTACAACTTTCGAGTGGTGACGATAGACAAGGTACTTGATGGCGATACTATTGACGTTACCATTGATCTTGGGTTTGATCTATACAAGAAAGAAAGAGTTAGAATTGCAGGAGTTGATACGCCAGAGAAAAGAACAAGAGATCTTGAGGAGAAGGCACTAGGAATCGATGCAACAAACTGGCTTAAAGAAAAATTGGAGACTACCATTGCTGGCGATGATGAGCTCTCTGTTCGTACTGAGCTTGTCGGCGGCGTTGGGAAGTATGGTCGGCTTCTTGGGTGGCTATACGTGGGGGACGCAACAGTGTCACTCAATGAACAAATGATAGAGGAAGGTTATGCTTGGTCGTATGATGGTGGCACTAAACAAAAAGACTTTGAAGAGCTACGTGAAATTAGGAGAACGAATGGGACTTTGGTCTAGTCTTGATCAAAGAACACTTGATACTAAAGGAATAGTTGTGAATAGATTGATTATTGAATTTAAAAAATGAGTAAAACACAAGAGATTTATTTAGGTAATCCCAATCTAAAGAAGGCAAACGTCACTGTAGACTTTACTAAGAAACAAGTAAATGAATATTTGAAGTGTGCTAAAAATCCTGTGTACTTTATAAGAAAGTATATCAAGATTGTATCTCTAGATGAGGGTGTCATACCATTTAAAATGTATGACTTCCAAGAAGGGATGGTAGAGAAGTTTCATGAACACAGGTTCAATATATGTAAACTACCTCGTCAGTCTGGTAAATCTACAATTGTTACGGCATATCTATTGTGGTATGTCTTGTTTAATAGTAATGTAAATGTCGCAATCCTCGCAAACAAAGCCCCAACTGCAAGAGAAATGCTGGGCCGCTTACAACTTTCTTACGAGAATCTTCCTAAATGGATGCAACAAGGTATCGTGGGGTGGAACAAAGGAAGCTTGGAGTTGGAGAACGGAAGTAAGATCCTCGCTTCAAGTACTAGTGCTAGTGCTGTTCGCGGTATGTCCTTTAACATTATATTTCTGGACGAATTCGCGTTTGTTCCGAATCATATTGCTGAACAGTTTTTTGCTAGTGTCTATCCTACTATATCTTCTGGTAAATCAACAAAAGTTATTATCATATCTACACCACATGGGATGAATCAGTTTTATAAACTGTGGCATGATGCGGAAAGAGGATCGAATAACTATGTTGCAACAGAAGTCCATTGGTCTCAAGTACCTGGTAGAGATGCTAAATGGAAACAACAAACAATTGAAAATACTTCAGAATCACAGTTCAGAGTTGAGTTTGAATGTGAGTTCTTAGGATCAGTTGATACATTAATTAGTCCAAGTAAATTGAGGATTATGCCATATGAAGAACCAGTCACACAGAATAGAGGATTGGCGGTCTATGAGCAAGTCCAAGAGGAGCATAACTATATTCTTACAGTTGATGTATCTCGTGGCATTGGCGGTGATTATTCAGCATTTTGCGTAATGGATACAACCACGCTTCCATATACGATGGTTGCAAGGTATAAGAATAATCAAATTAAACCTATCATCTTACCTAATATAATAGTTGATGTAGCTAAGAATTATAATAATGCTTACATCCTATGTGAAGTAAATGACATTGGTGGACAGGTAGCAGATATAATTCAATACGATTTAGAGTATGAGAATCTTCTTATGGCAGCAATGCGTGGAAGAGCAGGACAACAATTAGGACAGGGATTCTCAGGTAAGAAAACCCAGTTGGGTGTAAAGATGAGCACGACTGTCAAACAGGTAGGATGTTCTAACCTTAAAGCATTAATAGAAGATGATAAATTAATCATAAAAGATTATGATACTATTTCTGAGTTAACTACTTTTATTCAAAAGGGTCAATCATTCCAAGCAGAAGATGGATGTCATGATGATCTTGCTATGTGTTTAGTTATTTTTGCGTGGATGGCTATGCAAGAATATTTTAAAGAGATGCATGATAATGATGTACGTCAGAGAATATATGATGATCAGAGAGATTCGATAGAACAAGATATGGCTCCCTTTGGATTTGTTAGTGATGGATTGGAAGATGATGTTATTGTAGATGCTCAAGGGGAAAGATGGGAACTCGCGGAATATGGAGATATTCAGCACATGTTAGACTTCAGGTGACGTTTCAAAAATATAAATAATCTTAGACAAAGCGAAAAGCATTTTTTCTAGGAGTATATAAACATGGCAGCCAATCAATCATCGCCAGGTGTAGTAGTACAGGAAAGAGACCTGACAACAGTCTCTACTGTATCATCTGCAAATATAGGCGTTCTTGCAGCACCCTTTGAGTCAGGTCCAGTTGAAGAGATTGTAGAGATCGCTTCTGAGAGAGCGTTGGCTGAAACATTCGGTGATCCAAATAGTGCAAACTACGAATACTGGTTTACAGCATCACAATTTTTAGCATACGGTGGTGTTCTTAAAACCATCCGTGTTAATTCTTCAACTCTTAAGAACGCTGTTGATACTGGAACTGCTCCTCTAATTAAGAATTTTCAAGATTACGAAACAACCTACGAACCTGCTAATAACAGTTGGACATGGGCTGCCAAGACTGCTGGAACAAAAGGTAATTCAATAGGAATATTTGTAACAGACTCTGGTGCTGATCATATTGCTGTTCTTCCAGCTCCTAGTTCAGGTAACGAATGGGAGTATGTTGCTAATGCTGCTCTAACTGCTGCTTCTGGTGCTTCTGGTAAAGTTTATAAGTATACACTTATCCTTGATATTGATACTATTGTTGGTTCATTTACTCCTGGTGTTGCTACTACAATTAATATTGGTGGTTCACAAGAAAGTGTAAACGTTCTTGCATACGATGCAACTAATAAGAAATTAGAAGTTGATCTTCCTAGTGGTGGTGTTACTGGTATCATTGCTAATGATCAAGCAATTACACAGGGAACTAATACTGCTGCTGTTAATACAACAATTGAGCGTCGTCTTTATATCGTTAAAGACAAAGATAGCATCGACTTTGCTGCTAGTGATGTTCTTGCTGATACAAACTCAAACAACGCTACTGTTTCTTCTATTCGTACTGAGTATGCAGAGCGTGAGTATCTTCCTGGTGTTAAGTGGATTAACGTTGCTCCCCGTCCAGAAACTTCACAGTTTACAAGTCAAGTAGGTGGACATCGTGACGAACTACACATTCTTGTAGTTGATATTGATGGTAAGATTACTGGTACAACTGGTGCTTTACTTGAGCGTTACATTGGTCTTTCTAAAGCATCTAATGCTAAGACTTCTGTTGGAGAAACAAACTACTACGTTGATGTTCTGAAGCAACGTTCACAGTATATCTACTGGGGTGAGCACGAGGGAACTACTTTCGCTGCCACAGCTGTTTCTGCTGATGGTCTTTGGGGAACTACTGCAGACGCAAGACAGTTTAACTTACTACAGTCTGCTACAGGTACTACTGATTTCCCTGCTGGTGCTACAACTGTTGCTTCTAAGAAGAATGCAACTTACTACTATCGTTTAGCTGGTGGTGCAGACTACGCAGTTTCTGGTGGACAGTATAGTGTATCAAACACAGATGTTACAGGTGCATATCAACTAGTTGAAGATCCTGAGTCACAAACAATTGACTTCCTATTAACTGGTCCTTCTGGAACAGATGATGCAGGTGCAATTGCTAAGATTACTGGTCTAGTTAACATCGCTGAAGAGCGTCGTGACTGCATGGTATTTGTTTCACCTCGTCGTGCTAACGTTGTTGGTCAAACTAATACAACTACAATCACAACAAATATTGTTGACTTCATGAGGCAACTACCAAGTTCTTCTTACGTGGTATTTGATTCTGGTTACAAGTATATCTACGACAAGTATAGTGACGTATATCGTTACGTTCCTTGTAACGGTGACATGGCTGGTCTATGCTTACAAACTGCTGAAGTTTCTGAAGCATGGTTCTCACCTGCTGGTTTCCAACGTGGTGTTCTAAGAAATGCTATTAAACTAGCATATACACCAACTAAGACTCAGCGTGATCGTCTATATGCAAATAGAGTTAACCCAATCGTAGCCTTCCCTGGACAGGGTGTGGTACTATTTGGTGATAAAACTGCTCTTGGATTTGCTAGTGCATTTGACCGCATTAACATTCGTCGCTTATTCCTTGTTGTTGAAAGAGTTATTCAAAGTGCTGCTAAGGCACAACTCTTCGAGCAAAACGATGAGTCACAAAGAAGTCTATTCGTTAACATTATCGAACCATATCTCCGTGACGTTCAAGGACGTAGAGGTATTACAGACTTCCTTATTAAGTGTGATAGCACAAACAATACACCTGAAGCAGTTGACCGTGGAGAATTCTATGCTGAGATCTTCATCAAGCCAACACGCACAATTAACTACATCACTCTAACCTTCGTTGCAACCAGAACTGGTGTTGCATTTACTGAGGTTGCGAACTAAATAGTTCTGAGTTCGAGATGGATCAGAGACCCTACGGGGTCTCTTTTTTTTGCGTGAAAATATTAATACTTCTAAATAATAAAGTTAGGAGTACTTTTATACAATCATGGCAGAAAGAGGAACAATTGATGCTTTTAAGAGTAATGTCGCCGCAGACTTTGCTCGTCCTAATCTATTCCAAGTAGATTTAGCATTCCCACAAGAAATACAAGCGGCCGCTGATCTATCAAGACTTGGGAAGTTTACAGTTAGAGCAGCAAATTTACCTTCATCACAGTTAGGTGTCATTGAAGTACCATTTAGAGGTAGAACACTTAAGATTGCTGGAGACAGAACCTTTGAACCTTGGACAATCACTGTAATGAATGACAGTGCATTTAGAATCCGCACTACATTTGAAAAGTGGGCTTCTTCAATACAAGCATATAATGAGAACTTTACTGCTGCAGCAGGACTAGGAGATGATGATGATTCTACTGGTTATTTTGCGGATATGAAAGTTCATCAACTCTCACGTGGAATAAAGACAGGTGATTCACCTAAGATTCTCAAGAGTTATAAATTCTTTAACTGCTTCCCAAGTAATATCGCTGCTATCGATCTTGATTTCGGTAACAACGATGCTGTTGAAGAGTTCACTGTGGAGCTACAAGTCCAGTACTGGACTCCAATAGCGTCTGACTAACCCTACTAAATAGAAACAGGACCAATCAGTTTTATAACATAATGGCACAACAGCTCTTCGGATTTTCATTACAAAGAGCGAAGAAGGTCCCCAAGGGGCCTTCTTTTGTTCAAAAGGATAGTCTAGATGGATCACAACCTATTGTAGGTGGTGGTTACTATGGCTATTCTGTTGATTTTGATGGACAGATCCGAAATGAATATGAATTAATCACCCGATATAGGGAGATGGTTTTACAACCAGAATGTGATAGTGCAGTTGATGATGTAGTCAATGAAACTATATGTGGTAATTTTGATGATGTACCCGTAGCAGTTGAATTATCCAACCTTAAGGTATCATCAAAAGTAAAGACTTTAATTAGAGAAGAGTTTGATGAGATTCTTCGTTTACTAGATTTTGACAATAGAAGTTATGAGATCTTCCGTAGATGGTATGTCGATGGAAGACTTTTTTATCATAAAGTTATTGACCCAGATAAACCTAGAAGTGGTTTGGTAGAACTACGTTATATCGATCCACGTAAGATTCGTAAAGTTACTGAGTATGAATCTAAGAATCCTGAGTTGATGAGAGGAGTAGATCTTAATACTGCTCTTAGTAGAAAGAGTGCAGATTATTTCTTATACAATCCAAAAGGATTAAAGAACTCCACTAATCAGGGTATGAAAATTGCACCTGATTCAGTTACATATGTCCATAGTGGCATACAGGATTTAAATAAAAACATGGTGCTATCGCACCTACACAAAGCAATCAAGGCAGTCAATCAGTTAAGAATGATTGAAGACTCTCTTGTTATCTACCGTTTATCACGAGCACCAGAAAGAAGAATTTTCTATATTGATGTTGGTAATCTACCTAAGAATAAGGCAGAGCAATACCTCCGTGAAGTAATGGGTCGTTACAGAAACAAACTTGTATATGACGCAAACACTGGTGAGATCAAGGATGACAAGAAGTTCATGTCCATGTTGGAAGACTTCTGGTTACCTAGAAGAGAGGGTGGTAGAGGAACTGAGATCTCTACTTTACCTGGTGGTCAGAACCTTGGAGAACTAGAAGACGTTAAGTACTTCCAGAAGAAACTATACAAATCACTGAACG